GTAAGTCTAGACTCAAAGTCTGCGACCGCTTGGTCGATCGTACTGTCTAAAGGCATTAGCTTTGCAGTCTATCTAAAAGCCTATTCCCTGATCCTTCTGAGTCATCTACTTCTTCGAGTAGCTTTTCAGCATCCTCTGGTAGCATATCTGGATTCTTTAGCATAAGATATGACTTGCGCGTAGCAAGTTTGTTCTGGAACAACCAGGTAAACATCTCGCGTTCTTCTGACGGTGATAGAATCTGTGGCTCTTCAAAATCTACTAGATAGTCTGCACTTAGTTTCTGACCTGTCTGCACTTCAATAATTCTGCGGTCTATGTCATACCGATTGTGTTCCCATGCTCTCCAAGTGTCTTCGATATTGGCTTGTACCTCTGAGTAGTTGTCAATCTCTTGTACTCTCAAAGCTTCTGCTGATTCTGCGTTACCATGAGAATCAATGAACTTTACTCTTAACTGATTATTGTTTAGAGTAGTCTCTACAAGATATTTAGCACCTTTAATTAAATCATCGATACTAGCACTTGGGCCTGTGACACCAAAGTTAGCGCCTTCTGGAAGATATAAAATCTTATCTACACCCATAGAAATGCGTGAGCGATCATCTACACCTGTTACGAACTTGACACCGATAGCACCAAGCCTGATGCACAACGATATTTCCATAGCTGCTACTGAAAGTGCTAGGTCAGCATTTACGACATCACTAGCATCCCCAACCCAAAAGTCTCGAATTGGAGAGTAGCGATGGCAGAAGGATACTGGTAAAATTCCGTAGGGGTTGACATCCCCTTCATTAAACGAATACTTGTCACCATGTGCATCAATACCGAAGTGCTTACCAGGCATACCATCTCTGTCTGCTGTCCATACAATATACTCTTGATTTGCAAGCTTAGACATTCCTTCGTTTTCAATAGCATAGATAACGCCAAACGGCTCTTTCTCTCCTGGTAAGAATAACGGTTCAAAGAATGGAAGTAGTTCATACTCTACTCTATTTTTCTTCTCGTTCCATAAACTGCGGTAAGCCATTGTTCCTAGCAAAAATGTAGTCTGCTCTAACTGCCTACGCTTAGAATTAAGACCTTGTAGGTCTGCAAGTTCATTGTATCTAGGGTCTGCACTTATGCGTGGAGGTCTTTTGTAGGCTTGTCCTCTGGCCTTGCATACTCTGCGCGTTAGGTTCTGCGTGTACGTTGGAACTTGCTGGAGGCTTTCTGAGCCAAAGTATTCTCCTACATATTCCTCGATATTAAAGCCTTCGTAGAAATCTAGAAGGTATTCACGCTCTTTAGTGCGCCTTGTCTCTATGTTGCTTAGATAATCTGCTAGACTATCTATTATTAGTTGTTCTGAAAGATCTTGTATTATCATTTATTTACCAATCTACCGTTCCTGCGGTTCTACTTTTAATTGGAAAAAGATTACACCAGAAATATCTACTGGCATCACAGGCGTGATCATTGAGTCCATCTTTTAGAGGTTCTTCTTTAAGTCTTTGGTCTTTCTTCTTCTCTGGATAGCGGTAGTTCTCAAAGCTAGATATAAACTTTTCTGCTCTGGAGTCTGCGTAAAAATGGGTATTTCCAGAAGCATCCTCAAACCAAGTACGCATATGACTAATACCGTTTGGAATGTTGCGTGAGACCTTATCTCTTCTGTATTCAACGTTAATGCCTTTCTTCCTAAAAATCTCTATGTCTCCAATTCCACTCTGCGCTTGTACTCCTCCTCCTGCTGGATCACCGAAATAACGGATAATAGGGTATCTTTTTGCTTTAATCTTATCTGCAAAGTCTTCGGTCTTGATATTCTCTTCCCACACTTCATCTATGAGATAAATTTTATCTTTACTTGGATGTTGTTCGACCTGAAAAAATCCTGCTGCACTTGTGCGGTATCCAAAGTCGATACCCACATAGGTTGGAAGATCTGGGTTATACTTGAGTTTTTGGATGTGTATGGTGCGATCAAACGGAAAAACCCTCCCTGAAAAGCTGGTGAATTGCGCTCCGAACTCTTGTTGCCATGTTTCATATGTAAGTGTCTTCTTTAGCTCTTCAATGTCATCTTTGAAAAATGGAGACTCCCAGCTTGGGTGTTGCCAGGAATCCCAGTCTGGAAATTCTTCCGACTTTCCGCGTTGCCATAAATCATATACCCAGTTGTATCCTTCTGGTGTTGTTGTAAAGAGCGCCCAGCCTTGCTTGTCGGCTAGTGTTGGTCTGAGATACTGCTCCCATACGATTTTCCTTATCTTTGCTGCTTCTTCTACTACTAAGTGGTCTATGCCATCACCAACTAATGACTCAGGTCTGTCTGCTGACTTGACCGATACTTCGCTGTTTAGACCAGCTAGCTTCATATAGTGTACTGCACCGCTAATCTCTTTCTTGTATGCGATCGGAAGTCTGAGCTTTGTGATGATGTCTATCTTGACCTCTCGCATAATCTTGTCTGCTAAATCAAGCGTTGGGCCAACTATCCAGGTTCTCGTGTTAGGAGTAAGGATGTAGGGCAAGATTTCTTTAGCAGCACTATAGCTTTTGCCTGACCTTCTTCCCTGTACGTTCACTCGAAAGCGTGCTGTCGAATTATGTACGGAAAGTTGATTAGGGCTAGGCGAGTATTCTAGGGCTTTCCAGAGCTTCTGTTTGTTTAATACTTTTCTTTTCAATGGGTGAATCTTCGTAGCCACACTCTTTGAGTAATCCCTCAAGATTGCCTACTAGTTCTAGTTCATTACGATCACTTTGACCTAAATATTGTTTCCCTAAAAATATCAACATTGCGTTTGAGCCTTGCTCGGCAGTCTTCCATTGAAGCTGACGTAGCTTGATCTTCATGCTTTCTCTACCGCGTTGTATCTCTGGCTTGAAGCGTGTGCGAATGGTTTGCTCATCGCAATTATGAAGCTTTGCTATTTCTACCGTAGAACAACCAAAGCTTGAGAGCATCTCTACTTTTTCAGCATCGATGTTTAGCTTGGGTCTGCCTAGTTTTTTCTTTTTGTCCATAAGATTCCTATAGTCTTTCAAAAACTACAGATTAGACTACATCAAATAGAACCCAACACTTGCGTATGGCTCTGCGCCAGTAGGTTTTAGCTGATGATTCAGATATTTCCAGGTTTTCTGCTATGAGTGGGAAGCTGTGTGATTTTAAGCGCATCTTGAAGACCTGAAGTTCACGCTCAGATAGTTTATCGTAGGCCTCGTGAGCCGAGAGTTGCCAATGCCTCATATGTGGCTCGATGAGTCCAGAGCGGAAGATCGCTAGTTTGCGAAAGAACTCGTCACCGAGATCGATGGATTCGATGAGTCTTTCGTAGTCAGCTTCGGTGATTATTGGCCAGTCCATTATTGTAACATATGTTGGTGCTTAAAAATAAAAAAAAATTTTAGGCGCGATGTATGTCGCAAGCAAAAAACTGTCCTTGTGGCTCGGCTTTATTCACGATAAAAAACCAGGTTTTGATTTAAATAGATTCATTTGTTCGCATACCATTGAGGCAAAAATATATAATCGGTAGATAATACGCAAATTCAATCGTAAAAATCGTAAATAGCTTTTCTCGGCTTAGTGTGTTTGATTGGACGCACTCAAAAAATATATATATATAAGGTGTTATTGATAGTTAATGTAATATAAAGTATTGCATTTAATATAATTATTGTGTATTATATAACCATGACAAGCAAACAAATAGAAGGAAATACTATGAAACATAAAAATAAATATACTTTTTTAATGAATTGGCTAGAGAAAGAGCCGTTAAAATATTCAGATATGAATAGGCTTTTAAAATCTGTTAAGCTTAACAATAAAGGGTTTTATGAAATCACTAAAGAATTTAAGAATGATAAGTGGAGGACTAGAACAGACTATCAAGGTTACGGAAATACTAATTTAGTTCTATTAAAGTTTGGGGCATCAAGTTATAAATGCGATAAGCCTAGAATTAAAAAAAATAAGGACGGTAAATACACGCTAACGGCTTATGGATTAAAGACTAAAGAAAATCCATTTAAAAGAACTAAAAAGTCTTTAAAGCTTGAAAGAGAATATTGGACAGAAGTTAATAAAAAGAATCAATTACCTACTGAATATTTTCTAATTCATAAGATTGAAGAGCATATAGTTTTTGAGGATGATGATTATAAACTAATTAAAAAAATAAAGGAAAGAAATTAAAATGAGTAGAAAAATTAAAATTAGCAAAAAAGAATGTAACGCTTTAGCCGAAATTAGAGACCATATTAACGGCTGTATTTATGAGAATGGATTTGAAGACGAAATGAAAGAGGCAGGCCAAATAGAATTTGATGACTATGAGCTTTCGGAAACTTTAAACGGCTTAATTAAAAAATGGATTGAAGTTAAAAAATCCTAACTGAAGAGTTCGAAAGAACGAAACCCTCTACAGATCTGTAGAGGGTCTTAGGTTAAAACGAAAGGAAATCTAAAATGAATAAATCAATTACCATAACACATGAACAATACCACTCGCTACAATTAATTGAGGAATTTTTAACATCTGAAATTTATGCAACGGGCAATGACTACACAGACGAAAGTATATTAGAGGATGTTAGCGCTATATTAGAAGCGTGTAAGCTGCGCTCTGAGTTGTCATTTGAAAAGAGAGGTAAATAATGAACTTATTGACACAAAACAGCAAGATAAAAAAGACAGGTAAACATTTTAATGTACGCCTGTATAATTTTTCAATTCCTGCCTATAAATCTAAAAGTGGTATGGTAACTTGTCCAATGGCGGACGCCTGTATTAAATTTTGTTATGCTCAAAAAGGTATGTACAAAATGGCGTCTAAGTGGATGGAATTAAAACTTAAAGCCACTTTAAAAAATGACTTTGTTGAGGCTATGAATAAGGATATAAAAGACAAGAAGGCCGAATATATCAGGGTGCACGATTCAGGCGACTATTACAGCAAACAATATCTTTTAAAATGGTTTCAAATTGCTCAAGATAATCCTGATGTTAAATTCTATTCCTACACTAATAACATAACCATGATTAAGAATTTAAAATCAATTCCAATTAATTTTGATTTTATATTTTCGGATAGTGGTAAGCAAAATAAATTCGTTGACCAAAAAACGGACAGGCACGCAAAAATATTTGAGAGCCTTGAGGCATTGAAAAAAGCTAATTATACGGACAGCTCAGAATTCGATTTATATGCAACCAGGTGGTATAATTCAACGAAAAATGTAGGTCTTATAATTCATTAAACCCTAACTAAAGAGTTTAGAAGAACGAAACACTTCAACGGATCTGTTGAAGTGTCTTAGGTTAAAACGAAAGGAATCTAAAAATGACTATACAAGAAATAAAAGAGAGAACACTTAAAACAGCACCTTATTTTTTTAGCGATGATACAATGCGTTTTTTTGGACAAAAATTAAGCGACTTTAAAGTATCTAAGCAAAGTGACGGCCGTTATAAAATAAGCGCTAAAAGTGGAGCGAATTGGTCGCAAATACTGAAGACAGTCAAATATTTTAATCCATTAAATAACAGGTTAGAAAATGAATAAATTTAGATTATTTAAAGAATTTATTACGCTTGTATTTATCATGAGCGTATGGATTTTTATGTTAATATTTTTTAACATTTAAAGAGGTTGATTTATGAATAAAACCGTTGCGCAGCTTAACGGCTTACAACTTGTAATTGTCATATATGGTATTAAAAAATATTCTATATCATTTAGAAGGCAATGCGAGAACGAAATTAAAAGACGTTCAAAAGTTAAAATTAACCAAAACCAGGTTTAATTTTTTATATTATTCTACAAAGGGTAATAATTGATTTTTATATTATTCTACAAAGGGTAATAATTGATTTTTATATTATTCTATAAAGGGTAATAATTGATTTTTATATTAATAACGAAAGGGTAATAAAATGAGTAAAACAATAAAACATAGGGGGGTAATTGTCAATATAACATCAGAAGATTCTTTATATATCACTATAAAGGGTAGATGTTATTATATTGAAAATTCGGCTGTAATGAAAGGCATAAGCGCCTGGGATAAATGCGATGAGGGTAGTGATCAAGTGGATTGGACTTTATACGACAACGAACGAGTTGAGTTAATAAAAGAAAGCGAGGTGCAGCTATGATAATAAACGAAAAAACAAAAATCATAGAAGCTTTAGAGCAAGAAGCTTTGAATATTTACAATATCATTGGAGACTTGGAAAATAATAAAATTAGTATCGATGATATTCCAGGTTGCTATATGGATATTGTAAAAGAGAGTGAGGCTTAGAAATCTTATAATAAGATCGAAAGGGTAACTATCTATTAAGCTTCTTGTGTTTAGGACCTGTAAAGTTACCCTTGCGCCTACGATTCGCTTCAGCCAACTTATGCTCATACTTCATAAGCAAGAAGCACTTACGCAGCCCCTCTACCTGAAGATGTTTTGACCAATTTAAGATAGCACCACATAGTAGCTTATCGTTCTCATCTTTATAAGCTAACATACAATAATAGTCTAACTCTGGCCTACCTAAGTTGCATTGATTATGATGATACTTATCACTTAGATACTCTTTTATATCATCTGACAAAGGGTCAGTCAACTTCAGATCTAACTTATCTATAATACTGCTTAAAGGGTCTTCTATATTATCTGACATAGGGTATTTTTATATTTATATCTACAGGGTAAGGGTAATGATAGTTTGAATGTGAGTTTGAATGAGGGTTTTTCCCAAAAATTCTACTAAAAAGGTAGAAAATAGGGAGTGAGGGTGCGTTAGTATTGAGAGTATTGAGAGTTTGGAGGCTTGAAACTATCAAAACTATCAAAACTCTCATACCCTCCCCCCAGGCCTAATCTGTCTCATAAAAGGTCATTTTGGTCTTTTTATACCTACCATGAGACAATTTTTTAACTATTCCAACCGCTGCCATCTCCCCTAACCACCTATGCGCTGTACCATCAGACACTTTGTCATCCTGAGTATCCCCACAGACATTTAACCACTCGTATGTCTCAAAATCATCCGCCATTCTACTCAAGTGATGCTCCCACTTTGTCTTGCGAGGCTCTGGAATGACCAGACCCTTGATCTTATCACTAGAAACCAGGCCACCGCACTCTACCGCTACACCACCTTGTGGTTGATCGTTTATCTCTATACCATAGACTCCAGGATTCTTAGAACCCATACGACTCTTGCCTATCGCAAGTAAACTAAAGTCTTGATTTGTCTTACACAAAAGCAAACAATGCTCATACCACCAATTAAGCACACTTGACCCTGCCATTCTCTCTTCAGCAACCCCCTGGTCTTGTGTATTCTTGTTAAAATGATGTATCACCACTAGCGCAGCATCGCTCTTTTCCTTTAATCTCTCTATCTTAGTCAACAACGGCTTTATCTTATCTGCATCCGATATATTACTTGCGCCAGAAAGCTGATAGAGGTTGTCTATAATTATCACATCTGGCTTTTGCA